CACGGAAAAATACCACAGTCATGCCAGACGTAAACTGGAAAGCATCACGGAACCGCATTTTCCGGTAACCATAAGCAACACAGACAAGGATGATAAAACGCCAGAACCATGATATGTCAAAGCTAAAACCTGCTGCGGTCAGGACCGTCACCATTTCCGGCACAGTACGACTCGCCAAAAGATCAGGCATTGCCTGCCACAACCAATTGAAGAGAACATACATCACGAATCCAAAACGGGATATCTCAGTCATCTGGTAAAACACAACGGCGAACAAAACACACGGGTCAAGTGTGAACACTTTGTAAATCAGAAACAAACGCTGATGGATTGCCAGTGGTTTCAAAATACCATACCAAAACCAAAAGTGATTACTCAAGAACACAAAGTCAGGATCACTGACATAATCACGATCAAGGAAACGGTCAGCTGAACTAACAAGACAACCACAACTTGCAGCAGTTGCCATTGTACCGGCACCGCCGTGACAAATCACGTGTTCATAATCAAGCATCATTTCTGCATGGTCAGTCCTAGGTTCATGCTGGTAAACACTCGTTGAACGTGTCGACCAAATATCAAGCGGGTCAACATCAGGTAGAAAGACATCAGCATTGCTGCTGCTACCCATCGCGATCAAATACTTACGTTTCCGTTTATTTGACCCTACCTTCAACAGGGTTTCACCATTACACGATCGGGGAGCACAACCTCTGAAAGACCCAACTCGAAAGTCGGGGCAATTCACAGATGTGATCAACGTTGTGATCAAATTAAACACACGACCAATCATATTTTCCGATGATAATAGCCGGAATTGACACAACTGACTCGGGGGTGGTGCAAGATCAAAAGTCACTACATTGCGGAGGTGACCAACGCCACCTAATGGTGCAATCGCAACACAATCATCAGTTTTAACCCAATCACGTAAGGGACCAACTAATTCAGGCAAATAACGAGAACTCTTATAAAACTCGAAGTTCTCGACATGTGCTAATGCTGTCAAACCCTGTTCAGGGGTCAAACAATCATACTGATCACAGTCAATCCCTGCACGCTGCAGGAGGTTTGTGTAATACTTCATTGGTGTCACATCACCACGTGTCCCAAAAGTAAAGACACGGAAACGAGGTAAATCAAACATACAAGAACAATAGATGTATAACCCATAAAAGGCATCGGAAATCATGTCAACGAGGGTATCACCTCCGACAC